TGTGGTTTTCTAGGTTTGTTAACCATAGCTCTAGTTAAATCACCAGGTTTGTAACCTTTTCTTTTAACACCTCTTCTGAATTTTGTAAATCTAGCCTTCGCTGTTCTGCCAGCCTTTTGTGTGTGATAATCTGTTTGAACGCCTAGTGCTTCACCAGCAGAGGCACCAGCCGCTTGGGCACCAATTTTATCACCCATGTATTGGCCTGCGACCCGACCTAATGTAGTGAATACGCCTTTTTCATTTAGTTTTTCTTCGTCCATAAAATGACCACTCTTTGGTATTTTTACGTTTACTGTGTTTGCTGTTTTACCTTGACCAGATTTAATTAAAAGATCCAAATAAGTTTTACTATATGGTCTACCCGCTTCTTTCATATATTTAAGTCTTTGTTTATTTGTTTTCTTAAGCGGGTGATTTTTACTTTTATATTTTGTTTTTCTTAGACCATCTTTATCATAATTACCAGATTTCTTTTTTGAAATTGCTATAGCAGCCTGTTGAGCTGCATTTTCATTCATCTTTTTTTTCTTACGACCAGCACAATGAGCCTTTTGGCTGAAGCCTTTGGGGTTACTACAGTCAATGCTTTTTTTGTACTTGTCTGACCATTTAGCCATTATAGATTCCTTAATTTATCAGCAACTTCCATATCAATTGGTATAGATGAATCATATATGTCCATACCCTTAACACCTTTTATCTTTCTAGGCATTATGTTTAAAAATGTCAAATAAGTTTTCAAGGTGCTATAATCATCTTTCGACATCTTAAAAAACAATATCCTACTCGTTACATCTGGTCCAAAAACATTGTATAAAACTGTAAGGTGATTTATGACTAATCTTTCTTTTATATCACCATACTTTCTATGCCTTTTAAACAATCTTTTCAGATAGTTAATTCTTTTTAAGTCCTCTTTAAACTCACTCATCACATAGTTTGGTTTATCATAGGCCTTAATTACATACATCATCCAGTTTTCATTATTTAAATTTTCAAATGCCACTTAAAGTTCTTCGCCTTCCCCCTCATCTAATAAAAGATCCGCAATTCTATCTTCATCAGCCACTTCAGCATGAAAATTATAAGAACCATTCTCAAGATCATAAATTAAATAAAGTTTATACGGTGTATCTTGGTCGTATTGTTTCAAATCAATCGCTAATTCATCTGCAACTTGGTCTGGCACATATGTTGATGGCATATGTACACCAAATTGTGCAAGTGATTTATAGATTGTTTCCATAGCAACTTCAGGCGCCCTAAATTTAGTTTTCAAGTGATTTACTAAAAAGTAATTTAGTTGCGACAATGTGCGTGGGTTAGATAAACTAGAGGAGAACGTGCCTGTGGGTTCGTGAAAATCCTCAGCCTGCCCTACCTCTACATTATCGTCCTCTGCGAGTCGGCGAAACTCTCTAAATTTCATCTATTAAGATTTATCAAAAACTGCATTACTAGCTGCTGAATCACCAGTCATTGAACCCATAGCAACTAAGGTTTCAGTCTGTACTCTACCTGCACGGCCACCAACTGTGATTGTAAATACAGCATTTGTAACTGCTTTACCTGTTAGCACAGCAGTGTTTTGTTTAAAGTGTGTATCAGTATATACATTAGCGATAGCTGGTGAGTTAGCGTATAATCCAGCTGTATTACCAATCGTAATTTCTTGAATGAAACCAGTCGAATTTACTTTAATCTCAGCGTTAGCGGCCAATTGACCTGATCCACCTTTACCACCACCACCGGTAAAGATTTTGACAAATGAGTTCACACCTAATGCACCTGCATTTGCTGTGATACTTGTGATTGGCCCTACACCAACTCTACGAACCACCCAACCAGCGTGTGTTGGTATTCCAGTACCATCTTTAGTGGCAACATTTGCTACTGCTGATGTTGTTTCACTAGTGTTCAAACCGAAAATACCTATGGCGGCTTTATCAATAAAATCACCTATTGCTGTATTAGCATAATAGACTTGACCATTACTGGTTACTTGAGGTGTATCACCACCATAACCTGATGTGTCTGTCTGTTTTGGCACGTTGTTAGCGGCGTTTAAATTTCCCCAAAGCGACATCTTTTTCTCCTTTTAAAGTTTATCTACTATTTATTTAACTACGTTGTCTGGTGAGTCTGTTCTTATGACCTGAGTGGTTATGTTTGGTTCAGGTTCAAAAGGGTCTTTCTTACCAATCAATTTATCTCTTGCTACTTTTTTCATAGTTTTGACCTTCTTGGCTTCATACATACCACGGCCTTGAAACCCACCTTTCTGCATACCAGTAGACATATCACCTAAAGTAGCTTGGTCTTTTGTCTGTTTGAGTTTCTTCAAATACTTTTGATCTTTTACCTCTTCATTTGTTGGGTACAATAAGTAATCTCTCATACTATCCATGTACGCAGCCGCAACTGCGAGTTTATTTGTCCACCAACTTGGTAAAGAATCCATAGTGCCCATCATGGCAAGTTTAGTATGTATATCACTTGCATCTTCCATGATAGTCTTACACTTTCTGAGTGCTGATGCTACATCTGCATGGCCATCTTCATTGATTCTATTGATAGCTTTCTGCACACCTCTTACTTTCTTTTTCTCTTCTTTTTTATCTTTAGATTTAGAATCTGTATTAGTTAAAGGAGCATTAGATTTAATCTTTATAATGCCGTGTCTATATCGCATCTCATCAAGAGTCTCTTCATTAGTTTTCTGTGTAAGTTTATTTGCAGCTCTGCCTATACCAGCGACCCTTTTATTCATTTTTCTACTTCTTTTCTCTATATTTGGGTCATTCTTCTTTATGTCACCACCTTTAGCCACAGCTTGTGCTATAGCTGCACCTTGGTCTACACCTTTAAGTCTAAGGTCATCAGCCGCTTTCATTTGATATCGAGCAAGTTTATATTTACTTAACTCTTGAAGAGAGTGTTCTTGTATGGCAGTTTGTGGGTCTTTTGGTTGAACACCAACATCTCTAACAAAACTGCCATTCATCTTCTCATCAGTAGTGGCTTTTCTGCGAAGTTCTTTTAATTTTTTAAAATTGTACATATTAGTCTTTCATCGCCTGTTTAGTTGCTGTTGCATACATTACTGACTTAGCATCATCACCATAACGGTCTTTGAAACCTTGCAACTTTGGTTTCATGGCCATTACAATCTTCTCACGTTTATCCATTTGTGCATCGGTCATCTTTGCTTCTTTCATTTGGTCAACGTGTTTTTGTACTCTTTCAGATTGTTTCTTGTGCATCTTAGAAGCGCTTGCTAATTCTTTAGCAACTTTCTTCATATCTTTCACATCTTCATTTACTTTCTTCTTTTTAGCCATGGCATCTTGATGGTCACGATAACCTTTTTCAAAATGTATACCATAAGGTCCGTAGTTATCAGATACTTCACCCATCTCTTTACCTGCGGCTGCTTGTTTCTTACCTAGTTCATAATGACGTTTTATACCTTTCGGCGTGGTTTTCATTTCAAACTCATTTATCTGTACAGACTCTTCAGCTCTACCAAGTTGTCTGTTCATACTGAGTCTACCTTTAGCTTTGTCAATGGCTAAATCTCTTTTGTTGATTTTACTAGGAGAAGATGCAATATCTTTAGAATGATAATCTGCAACCCTCTTTGATAAATCTTTACTTGCCTTGCTTATATAACTCTTTAGCGTTTTTGATTTAAGTTCATTAATTTGATGTCTCAAGTCTTTAAAGCTCTCGTTCTGTTTCTTTAACTCTTTCGCTACAGCAGGGTGTTGTGCGAGACCTTTATTGACCTTATCCATAGCCTTTACAGCACCAGACATATCACCTTTTGCATATCTCTTATCACGAGCTATGCCAATACCCTGCTTAACTTGCTTTTTTGTGGGGGTGCCCTCCTCTAATTGTTTATTCTTTTCCTCGTTCATACTATGTTTGTGCATTTCAGATACGAGAATTTCTAACTCTTCAACTGGTATATTTTCAACTATGTAATCATCAAACTCTACATCATAATGTGTAACTGTACCATCTTCTAACATAGTGTG